CATTTTAAATTATCTATTTAAAATTGTCAATAATAATTTGGAAATATGTTTAATTTTTTAGTTGCTTTCTCCTTACAAATTTTAAAAAGGAGGAAACGTATATGCCGGATATTGACGTAGGACGAAAAAAAGTAGTTGCTTTCTTGGAAAAGAACAACATTAAAAAAAGCGATTTGGCTTCAGTGTACGGCCGGGACCGTCAAGAAGTAACTAACATTCTAAGCGGTTCAACCCGTGGGCCAAAAGCGAACAAATTCATTTTGCAAGTCATTGCTGATTACAACATTGACTAAAAGAAAAAAGAAGCACCCAAAGAATTGAGCGCTTCAGAAATTTTAACTACTTATATTATAATACAAACTAGCTTGCCCGCATAGTTGAGGGGGTGGAAATGGAAAATATAAATTTACCGCCTTTGATAAACGACGAAATAGCAAAATTGGCTATTCAAGAGCTTCTTCAGTTTGCCAAAGAAGAAGTAAGAAAGGAAATGGAAGCTGAACAGCTACCAATAAATCAAAAAGCCTTATGCAAAAAATTTGGATTTGACCACAGCTATATTAAATATTTAAGACGGAAAGGCCTGAAATACCGAAAGCAAGGCCGGGATAATATGTACGACTTAAAGGACGTATACGAAATTTTTGAACAATTAAAGGAGATTGAACAATGTTAGAACCAAGCCAAACAAGCCAACTTTTAGGCACGGTAATGGCCGGGACATTATTCTTTAGTGCTGGTTTCCTTGCTTCCGTGATTGACCACAGAATAGCAAAGAAGCGCGAAAAGAAAGCCCAAAAGATTGCAGAATTACAAGCGTTTTGGGATCAGGAAATAGCTGAACATGATCGGAAAGTTATTGAAGAACATAATAACCAAATGGCGATTTTAAGAAAACAATCTATTTCTGACAATGATTGGAGCCTAGACAATGTTCTTTAAAAAAGCTAGAAAGATTAAGAAACTTGAAAATATTATTGAGATCCAAGACAGCCGAATACTTGAACAAGGGGACCTTCTACGGGTGACACTTGAAAGAGAAAGAAAGCTAACAAGGATCAAAAATAAACAAGATGTCCTTATCAGAAATCAAAAAGAATTAATTTTGAAATATAAATTAATGATTAAAGAATACCAAGATAAAGAAAGAAATGTGAGGTATTAACTATGCTTTATGAATTAGTAGGGCAATACCTAGATATCTATAATATGGATATTGATGAAGAAACCAAGCTGGACACTATTGAAGCGCTGGGGCTGGATGAAGAAATAGAAGCCAAGGCGGAAAACTACGCTATGGTGATCCGGAACCTTGAAGCAGAAAATACAGCTTACAAGGCTGAAGAAGAACGCCTTAAAAAGAAACGTGAAACCAATACTAAAAAAATTGATTGGTTGAAACGTAACCTTCAGGGCGCTATGGAAGTAACAGGAAAAACCAAGATCAAAGGTAAGCTGTTCACTCTATCGGTCCAAAACTCAAAAGAAAGCGTTATTGTGGATGAAGCAAGCCTACCTAAAAAATATTGGGTGAAAAAGGTTACTGAAGCCCCTGACAAAAAGGGACTGTATGACCTTTTGAAAGAAGGTAAAAAAGTGAAAGGCGCAAGCCTTCAGGAAAATCGTAGTTTAAGGATTCGATAAAATGAAAATTTTAACTATTGACCCTTCTTCAAATAAGGCCAAAGATAGCACTTCCGGGATTGTTTACCTCAATAATGCCCGTTTAATAAATCATTGGGTAGTACCTAAAGGGCTACCACATATTAAACAGTGGTTTGATGAAATAGGCTATGAACTAGCCCCAGACGTGGTAATAATTGAAAAATTTGAAGCGCGTGACAATGACTTATCTAAAGATAACTCAGTAATGGAAACTATCGCTTACTTTCAGTTATTTTTCCCGGACGCTATTTTACAACGTAACGCCGGGTATCAGTCAGATATACCAAATGAACTACTAAAGGCCCTGAACCTTTGGAAGTTTAGCAAAAGCCATCACCAAGACGTGAGGGCGTCGGTCCGGCTGGGCTTATTTTGGGCCGTAAGAAATGACATTGAAGAAGTTGTTTCCGACATTGGAAAGGCGGTGATAGAAAATAGCGATACAGCTTAAAAAATGGCAAGAAGAAGCCGTCAAGCGTAGCGATAGACTAACAAACGGGATCTTTTTAGAAGCCCTTGGGGGCCGTGGCAAAACGATTTGCGCCCTTGAAATCTGCAAACACAAAAAAGCTAAAAAAGTTTTAATCTTAAATAACCGCTTATCAATTCTTGAAGGCTGGAAAGACACGGTTAATAAGTTCAATTATTCGGATAATTGCGATTTTGAAATTATAACAGATAGAACTTTACAGAATAGGGTTAAAAAGGGCCTTAAAATTGCTTGTGACGTCTTGATAGTGGACGAATGGCAGAATATGAGCAGTGACAAATTAAGGGGCTTATATCGCAAAATAAAGCGTAAATACACTATAGGGCTATCCGCTACCCCAATCCGGAAAAAAGGCTTGAACTTTTACCCGCTTGAAAAAACAATCTTTGGGCGCGCTGATCCAAATAATAAATTTAATTGGCAGAAAACACATGGCCAAATGGTTTACGATCCGTTTTCTTACTCTAAAGAAAAATGGAAAGATTTTAAAAACTATGAAAGCTATGTTAATAATCTCCCTAACTTCTTCCGCTGGGAAGAAATCGAAAAGATTGAGCAAGCGACAGAAAACAACGGCTACAAGATCCGCTTTTATAAGAACACTTTAAAAGTCGGAAATCCGGAACTTTTGAAGAAATTCAGAAAGTTGAATTTAGTAACGGTTAATGGAAAGACCACCATAGCTAAACAATCCTTTGGCCGGGCTACCTTTGAACGGTACTTACAACAAACAGGGGTAGAAGTTGACTTTCCAAAGTTGAAACCAACAAACCAAGATACCCCGCTACTGACCACGCTTGACGGTTTAATAAAACGAACCCCTGAAGATATGCTTATTGTAAGCAAGTCTAAACAAATTGTAAATGTGATCCATGAACGACACCCGAAAATAGGAATATGGACCGGGGACCGACAGGAAGGACTAGATAGAAAAATAGTAGTCGCTACTAGTCAAGTCCTAGGCGTCGGAGTGGACGGCTTACAACACAAATACAAGACTATCGTAGTGCTGGACCCGGTAAGTGAAGAATCCGGGGAGTATGACGATTATAGGCAATTACTTTGGCGGATCACAGGAAGCAGGCAACAACATGATGTGAATGTTATTGAATTTTATTTTAAGGATGGATAGAAATGAATATTGAAACAATCGTATTCAGTACACTAATTTTTATGGTAGGTTTCCTACTTGGGGAACGCGCAACAAAAGAAGAAAAGAAAGATAATGAGGATTTAAACAATGACTAAAGTAACAACTAAATATTATGTATTCCGTGACAAAGAAGAAGGCAAATTTTTGGCAAAATACCAAAGTAAAGGCACACTTGCTTATCATGCTGAATACACCGACGAAATTCACAAAGCCTTAACAATGATTCCGGAAGCGTATGAAGCGCAAAAGAAACAAATGAAATTGCTTGCTAAAACGCTAGGCGCTGAAATCATTGAAGTTAACGCAACTTTTGAATTAACTTACCCAAACGGGGATGAAATTCGTGAAATTGAAAAGGATGATTCAGATGGCCTTGGCGACTTTGGCGAATTTCTAAAACGCCGTTTAGCTGAAGCGATTTTTGGGGAAGGTGAATAAAATGGCCTTTAAACTACCTGAAAACAAACCACAGATCCCAAAGGACACGCCCCGGAACTTCTTCTTCTATGGTGAAACCATGTCCGGTAAAAGCTATTTGGCGAATGAGTTCCCCGCGCCTATCGTCCTAAATACAGATGGTAACGCTGAAGCGAATACCGTCCCTTCAATCCAGCTTGTGAACAAAAAGGATGAACAAGGGCGAATTACTAAAAGCGTTATTTCTCAAATTGGTGAAATTCTTTTGGCTTTGCAAACTCAAAAGCACACATACCAAACCGTGGTAGTGGATGTTATTGATGATGTAATAGAAATGATCAAAATTGCCGTTTGCGACGAATTGACACCGCCCGGAAAGCCCCGCTTGAAATCCTTGTCAGAAATCCCTTACGGTAAAGGCTATGACTTCTTCAATCAGGCGATCACTGAAATGGTAATTGACCTAAAGGCCCTTCCTATGAATGTCATTTATATCAGCCGGCAAGTTTCCGAATATGATGATAATGGCAACGCTACCAAGGATAAACCAAGCTTAAAGGACAAGTATGTAAACTTGATTAATGGTAATTCTGATTTGATGATCCATACTGAAAAAGTTGGTAACAACTATAACAGGGAAGTAGAACGCAAACGCAAGAAATACTACATGGATCAGGTTGATGATAAAGCTATCTTGAAAATCTTGTCAACAATCCGCGGGGCCTTGGAACCAGCAAAAGCACCAAGCAAGCCGGCCCCGGCCAAAAAGGAAGAAGTCAAAAAGGAAGCGCCTAAACCACAGAAACAGGAAAATGTTTCTGAAGATGATCTTTTTTAATACAACAATTTTAAATAAATAATTTAAACAACAAAGGAGAATTAAATAATGAGTTTACTAGACATTGCACAATCAATCAAAAAAGAAGGGTTTGACCCTCGCAAAGACAGCGCAAACGGACCGGCACCAATTCCAGCCGGTGAGTACCAAGCTATTCTAAAATCGGTACAATTCAACGTAGCAGAAAGCGGATGGGAAAGCCTTCAATATCGCTTTGAAATCCGCGGTGGTGATTACGACGGCCGGACCGAATATGTTTCATTCGGTACCTTGGACACCTGGAACGGAAAAGATATCGGCTGGTCTGTACAACGTACAATCAAGTTTTTCCAAAAAGCCTTGGCTTTTGCGGAAGACGCACCCCTAAAATCTGATTTTGATGATGGTAAGGCACTAGAAGAAGCCCTTAACCGTAAAGCGGTAGGAACCTACTATACATTGGAAATCATTGAATCAGAAAGCAAGGGTAAAATTTACCGCAATTACGATCTTAATGAAGCTGAAGGTCTACCAAATACAAGCTCCGTAGAAGTAAATGAAGATGATCTACCATTCTAACATTTAGGAGTAAATGGGAATGGCTAGCATGAAGCACTACGCTTTACAATATCAAAAGTTAGGCTTTGCCGTCATTCCTATCAACCCTAAAAATAAAAGGCCTATGATAGAGTTCGCGGACAAGCCAAAAATGACAGCGGAAGAAATAGAGAATTTTTGGGACCAGCACCCAAGCGCTAACATAGCCTTAAAAACTACTAACTTTTTCGTAATTGATATTGATAAGCATGGAAAAGAAAACGGGTTTGAATCACTCAAACGCTGGAAATATTTAAACCTGATTGAACCAACCTTACAAGCCAAAACCGCAAGCGGTGGGAAGCATTTATTCTACTTCAAAAGGGAAGATAGCCCAATCACTCAAATGATCGGTTTTCTTCCGGGGGTGGATATAAAAGCACATGAAAATAATTATGTTTTGGTAGCGCCTTCCGCGACTGAAAAGGGTCAGTATGAATGGGACCTAGAAAAGTCAAGTGAAGGCGGGACTATGGTAACACCTTCAAAAGAATTGATCCAAGCAATCAAAAAAACCTATCAGAAAACACACGGGTACAGATCGGAAGGCCTAAAGGACCTGAAAGAAAGAAGTCTTTACCGGGAGAAAAACCAAACAACGGATTTATTTGAAACTATCGCGGTAGGTTTTGGGGATGAAGGTGGACGAAATGACAAACTAGCGAAGCTTGTAGGCGGTTTGTTATTCCGGGCGGTGGATGAAGAATATGTTTTTAAACTTGCAGAAATCGCAAACGGAAACAGTTTAAACCCTTTACCTGATATTGAGGTAAGGCGGACGGTTGAAAGTATGATCAAAAAAGATAGAAGGAGGTGAGAGAGATTGGTAATGTAATAAGCATAGACAAAAACCCTAAATTAGTTTTAACTGCTAGCGGGGATATTAAAAGCACTAGCCCGGCAAACGTGGTAATGTCCCTAAAAGCAGATGAACAGCTAGGGCAATATCTAAGGCGGAACGACTTTTCCCAGGAATATGAACTTACGCAAGAAATCCGGTTAGGAAATACCACGTTTCAGGCTGGTGAATTGCCCGCTAGTTTTGTAAGTGTTCTTACAGTCTATTTTGAGAATAATTTAGGGGTTGTTTATTCACCGAACGCAATGAAAGCCGGCCTTGAAACCTTCTTTTCTGAACGGTCCTACAATCCGGTAATGGAATACATGGAGCGCGTGGCCAAAGAGTGGGACGGCCGGGAACGAATCGGGAAAATGTTTCAGCACTATCTAGGTGCTGAAGATACCCCCTTAATTTCCAAAATAGCGGAAATGTGGCTAGTCGGAGCCGTGGCCAAAATCTATGAACCCTTTACCAAGTTTGATTATGTTTTAGACTTGGTAGGCGGTCAGGGTGTGGGTAAAACGTCCCTACTTCAGAAAATCGGTGGCCCTTGGTACACCGACGCCGTGACCGACTTCAACAATAAGGATAATTTTGACATTATGTTAAAAAGCCTGATCGTCAACGATGATGAAATGGTAGCAAGTAACCGGATGTCATTCGCGGAAACTAAAGCTTTTATTTCAAAAACTAGCTTACGTTACCGCCGGCCTTATATGTCCAAAACGGAAGAATTTGCCAAAAACTTTATTTTGGCCCGGACCACAAACCAAAGGGAATATTTGAAAGACAAAACCGGTGAACGGCGTTTTCTCCCCGTGCTGGTTGATGGTTCCAAGCAAAGAAAACACCCTATGGAGATTGAACAAAATACCATAGATCAAATATGGGGGGAAGCTGTTTCAATTTTCAAAGAAGGCTTTGAATTGAAATTTGACGAGGAAACGGAAGCGGAACTTGAAACGTACCGGGAAAAATTCATGTATAGGGATGAAGTTGAAATTCAGGTAATGGATTACCTTGAAATGCCGATTCCCTCACATTGGGAAAGAATGACGGCGCAAAGGCAACATCAATACACCGCTTCATGGTTTGATAATTCTTCAGAAATCGAATTTGGGACGGAAGAACTCAAAAGAGTTTCAACCCGTGAGATCATGTATAACTTATTCATGAAAAATTCAAATGATCGGAAGCTTTCCGCAAAGATCAATTTAATTATTGATCACCTCCCGAATTGGGAGAAAAAAGCTTATAAAGCAAACGGAAAAACGATAAAAGGTTTTGTCAAAATTAACTAAAATATTATAACTTTGTGAAAAAAATTTACGGTAACCGATCGGTAACCTACGGTAACTTTCGGTAACTTTTGGGGTGGAGATCGGTAACTTTTTGGGAGATCGGTAACCTTACGGTAACCGTGAAAACCCTTGGTATTACTGAGTTTATTACTACTAATTATATAAAAGTTACCGAGTTACCGTATTTTATAAAAAAAGTATAAAAAT